AAGGGCGTGCCATTGCGGTAGGCATCCTCGGCCTTCTTGTACTCAGCAGCAAGAGCAGCGACGGACATGCTGGTCAGAAATAAGATAACGTCCTCATGGTAGTCCATGCTGCATGATGTGTCTACCTGCTAGCCATTGCTCGTTGCAGTGAAAGGCTCAGCAGGCTTGGGAGCCTAGTTTCGGCCTCCTTGCGCACAAAGCTCTCGTAGTCAAACACTGGCTTAAGGGTCGTCTTCCGGCTCGACAAGGTGAAGATCGTCGCGATGCTGGTGCCTTTGATTCGATAGACAGCTTTCGTCTTCAAGCCACCTCGACCATCGAGCGATGCAACAAACCGCTCACCAGAGCCGGGCTGCTGCTTGCGCACAAAGTTTTGCTCAAGGCCAGATATCACCTTGGCTGCATATGCAGGTCGGATATCGGCGTATTGAGTTAGAGCGCCCAGGGCCTTCAAGTTCCCATAAGCCGGGATGGGATACATGCCGGTGATGTTGCGAATGGCGCTGTGAATTGCAGTGTCAGTAGCTTCGCCTCCATACAAAGCGGATTTCAAATATTCGCCAGGAGATACACCCTTGCCAGAATCAGATTTAATGCTCAGCCTGAGCGTCATTCCATCTGCTTCGTACAGAGCAGCGTTTAGCGTTCGAGGCACCGGCTTGCCAAAGCCGTCAGGTGCATCGAATGAATCGTTGAACTTGTTGGGCAGCAGCTGTGTTTTAAATAAATGACCAAAGCGCTTGAGCGCTTGGTTGGCCGCGAAGGGCACCTGAGTCTTCTGAATAATGTCAAGCTTGCCGATGAGTTTTTCAACGTCAAAATCGATCGCCATAACCGACAGCTAGCAGGTCCCGTAACCGCACCGTAGCGAGTCTCGCTTCGTGAGACGAAAACGCTGCGAACGTCTAACCCGTCCAACCGTCCAACCTTTTTCCGCACACTTTCCCCTACGCCCCCTTAGGTCCCCCTATATACCCCCTCTCTTACTTTCTACCTTTTATAAGAAAGTAGGTTAGACGGTTAGACATCCCTTGGTATCAGGGCGATTTCGAGCAAAAATAGGTTGGACGTAGGTTGGACGTAGGTTAGACGCGCTTATGACAGTCACAAGATCGCACACAAGCAATGTCCAACCTGCGTCCGACCATGTCCAACCTGCGTCCGACCTAAGCAGCGTCTCGAACGTAGACCTGTTTGCGACAGCCGTTGATGCACTTCTTGGGACCCTTGCTATATCCGAGCGATTTCAACACATTTCCCACAGCCGTCTGATCGCCCCGCGTCTGCCGCTCAAGAGGCTTTGCAATGGCCTCGCTGAGTAACAACTCAACAGTCACATCTTTGAGGCGATTCTGTGGCATAGCAAGCCAACTTTCGACCGGGCCTTTCCAAGGATGTCCCATGGTGTACTTGCTGTTCTCAAGATTTACCTGTTGCTCATCTTCAATCGACAGGGCATATGGCTCATCGTTTTGATATGCGTGAACAGCAGATGCCCAGATTGCGTCAACTTCTTTCATTAACAGATCAACGTCAATGGGCTCCGCATGCGTCACACCAACAGGAATGACCCAGAAGCGTCGGTTTCCAGTCTCATCGACCAAGAACTCATCGCTGTTTGTCGAACCAACGATGATTCCACGGCGCGGAAAAACTTCCGCTGTTTTGCCGTAAGGCACGCGAAACATGTCGGTGGATTGTGAGAGAAACGCCTTGATCAAACCTGCCTGGCGTTTGTTTGTGATGTGGTCAAGCTCTGCCCACTCCATAATCCAGCTGCGGTGCAGGACCATGAGGTCATCCTTCGACTGGCAGTCACGGAGCGCGTCTGAGAAGAAGTGACCACCCAGGGCTTTCCAAAACGATGACTTCCGAGCACCCTGCTCACCCAGGAGCACACAGGCATAATCGTGTTTGCAGCCGGGCTCAAAAACCCTTGCGACAGCAGCGATCAAGGTGCATTTGAGCATCTTGTCGTAGAGAGTCGGCTCAGTTTTGCTGGCGTCTTGCGGCCTGAGGTAGGTGCTTGCAAGTCTGTCTATGTAAGTGGGCTCGACTGCGTTGGAACAGTGTTCAAGGTAAGCGCGAACTGGGTCGTAAGAGTTTTCCTTGGCGACTTCGACGACGCAATCGATCGCGACCTCTTTCGAGATCTTGAGTCGCATCTGCGCGAGCTTCAGGTAGAAGCGTTCGATGCCCTCCAGGACTTTCTCTTCCTGCTCGATCTGCTGAGTGAAGATGTTGTAGCGGTATTCCTTCTTGGAGGCTCTGAGCAGCTGGATGAGTTGATCGGCCTCGATCTTTTGAAGCTTTTCGCCAGTAGGTTCAAACTCGCCAGCATCAAGGGCTTCAGCTACGGCAGTGATGTTGAGTTCTGGCTTTGGTGGTGGAGCTGGTGGCCTCCAGCCGAAGTGCTTTGCCCAATACCAAAAAGTTCCAGCAGTGACCTTCTCGCCACCAGAGTTTGCGATTTGGTGAAGCCCTTTCCAAGAGGGTGAGTTGGCTTGCATCAAGCTGATGGCTTGATCGCGAGTCGAGTTGGCTTCTTCGCAGGCTTTGATTAGCCCCCAAAAGAGGTTGCGATAAATGTGATAGGTGCCAGTCCCGGCCTTACGGGCAGGAACTTTATCGAGTGCCTCACGGATTTCATCGAGGGTTCGAGCCTTGTAATCGCTATAGCGACCAGCCTCGATCATCTTTTCGTGGATCTTGCGAGAGGGCAGTCCCTTCTCGATATCCCGAATGGTGTAGTAGTTCTCTGAGGTGTTGATGATTGTGGTCAATCCACCGGGGTTGCCATCACCATCAATGTGAAATGTTCCCGGCAACCGCATGACGCGGGATGGGTTCTTGAGAGAGCGATCAGCATCAGCGTGATCGAGGAGCCGTGTTTGCAGTGACTTCCAGTCGTCTACTGAGATGGGCTCAGCGAAAACCCAGTAGTTGTGGATTGACTTGCCACCAGTGTCGACCTGAATTGTGGGTTCTGGCAGTCCAAGATCTTTCCACGCATCAATCTGCCATTCCTTTGGGCGATCATCCCACTCGCAGAAGACAGCTCGGCATTGGGTGATCTCTGAGTCAGTGTCACCTCCATCGTTGATGACGGCATAAACACCACGGCCTTCGTTTTGCCATTCTTCGACTGTGGTGCGCTTTGGTTCGCCTTTACGACCAGAGTCAGATGATTTAAATGGATGCCCTGAGGGGTAGAAAGCTCTTAAGCGCAGGTCTCCTTTCTGCTTTTTAAGGATTGAGGTGAATAACTTGGTTTGAGAGAGGTCAAGCGAAAGCGCGGGCATCGATAAGGTACAAGTCTTCTAAGGGGTGCCTGAAGTCAGGCGGAGATGATCTGCAAAGCGTCCTCTGGGGACCTTGCTACGCCAGCGATACCGCCAGCGGTTTGCACAGTATGGAGCCAATTTTGCTGTAGTCCAGTCAGGCGGCCAGTTGGAGTTTTGACCTCAATGCTAGTGAAGATTGCATAGGACTTGCCCACGTCATCTTCTGTGATGGTCTTAGTCGTCCAACCGACGATGTCGGCTGATCCTTTGGCTAGACCAAACTGCACAGGTCGACCAGTGCGGGGATCAGGCAACTGGCCGACTTGGTTTCTAAATAAGCGCACATCTTGCCTTGTGCCAAGGGCAAGGCGTATCCGCTGCTGAATATTGGTCTCTGCGTTTGCCATGCGGCAAGAGTAGCCGGATTAGTTGACGCGGGGAACGCCGAGAGCTACTGTGCCGCCGTGCTGCGTCTTGCAGCACCATGCCACCATCACCATCATCATCTAATGTTGAATAGCAAAAAAATCGCTTGTCGGTACACCAGACCAGCAGGTAAAAGGCCAGATTTAGTCATATTGGAAGTTGACCAAGACCACGAATACGCAGGGGCAACAATCATCTGCAACTGCTACGGGCAAGAGTATTTAACGAAGCTGAATCCAGGCGACAGGGTTTGGGTGAAGGACAAGCTGAGAGAAGCCGACTCTGGAGATTTTCTGGGGGATGCATGTCCGGACTTCATGCAGCCAATGTTTCCAGGCCGGAAAGAGCCTGATTCTGTCTCGCAGTTAGAGATCGACTCAGAGCAAGAGCCGGTTGCAAAGGTCACTATTCTGCCGCCTGCAAGGGAGGAAGACGCTGGCTTCACTTACAGCATCAAGGAAATTGAGCTTCGGAGCTATGAGCACAAGAAGATCTTTGAGTCGTGCGTAGCGCATTACGGCACCAAGAAAGAGGCTGGCAGGCGCTTAATTGGTTTCGCCATTGAGACTCTTAAGCGGTGCAGCAGTGAGGAATTTGACTTGATCCTGCAGATCTTGAGCAAGTAAGCAATTAACGTCTTCTGCTGTTGAAAATTTTGTACGCCCAGCCGGGCTTATAACCCTTCTTATTGGCAAGAGCGAGGAGTTCAGGCAGGGTTCGCGCCCTGCCTATTTCTTTTCTCTGCTCCTTCTTCTCAATACGATCGAGTGCGTCCTGTCGACGCATTTCCTTAAGTTCGCCCTCGCGTTGAGTGAGTTCGCGTCTTGGCTTTGTCTTGAACTCATGCCCGCAGCAAGGGCAGAACGGCTGCGGTTTAAAGGCAGCAAAACACTTAGGGCACTGCCTTACGGCTACTGCAGGCTCATCTTTGCGTTGCCGCTTTGGCTTGCTGTCTAGTGACCAAGGGCGAACGTCATCAATAAAGCCATGTTTGAGAGTGCTGCCAACGTGATCCAGAACAATTGCGATCTTTCCAGGTTGAGGACGGAGGATGCGTCCGACTTGCTGGAGGTAGAGGGCTTCTGATTGCGTGGGGCGAAGAAGGATCGCTGCTGAGACTGCTGGAACATCGGTGCCCTCAGAGACGACATCAACAGAGCAAAGAACCTGAGTGCGACCGTCAGCTAAGCCGGAGATTGCGTCATCACGTTCTTCCATTGGCATGTTGCCGGTGACGAGCTTAGCGCGATAGCCAGCTGCGTTGAAAGAAGCACAGACTGAAGTGGCGTGAGCTACTGAACAACAGAACGCGATAGCAGGAAGACCGTCAGCAAGGCGGCGGTAATGACTAATGGCATCACCAGTAATTGTGGGGCGATCCATCGCCTCAGAAAGCTGATCATTGGCGTAATCCCCTGCGCGAGTTTTGACGTTCTTTAGATCTGCGATAACGGGCGGCGCGAAAACTCGGTGTTGTGACAAGAATCCAAGCTTTGTGAGCTGCTCGACGGATGGCCCAGAGATGAGTGTCGAGAAATGGCTTCCTAGGCCGCGACCGTCTAGTCGACTTGGTGTTGCGGTGACACCGATGATTTTTGCGCCGGAAAAGTGCGCGATAGTTCTGTCCCATGAGCCAGCAACGGCATGGTGGGCTTCATCAATGATGATTAGATCTGGATCGACTGGCACTGTGCGGAGCCGTCGAGCCAGGGTTTGCACTGAGGCGACTTGTACTGAATGAGCTGATGGCTTGAAGCCTGCAGCGATGATGCCGTGCTCAACACCAGCTTTTGTGAGCTTGTCTGAGGCTTGTTTTACGAGTTCACGGCGGTGAACAAGGATCAGGACTTTGCGGTTTTTATTTGCTGCAAGGCGGCAGATCTCACTAAATACAACCGTTTTGCCTGAGCCAGTTGGCATTACAAGCAATGCCTTCGAGTGCTGAGCCATTGCGTTTCTGAGCTGCGTGATAGCCAGCTCTTGGTATGAACGCAATGCCATAAGTGGTTGCACGATCTGCGTGGAGGCTATAGGATGCAGCAGCAACGCGCAAGGTGCTTATGGGTTTTGGGCAACAGATGACCAACGCGGAGTATCACGCGCACAAAGCAATCTCCAAGAGCAAGCTCGACGCTGCTCGCAAGAGTGGTCGGCACCTGTACGACATGTTGTACGGCCCGCCACGGGATTCGACTGCTGCCTTTGATATGGGCACAGTGCTGCATGCATCTGCGCTGCCTGGTGAGAACGCAGATGAGGTTGCAGTGCGCATGCCGCAAGGCTTGAAGAAGACGACTAAGGAAGGGAAGGCTTTTGTTGCTGAGCACAAGGGCAAAATCATCCTCAATTCGTCTGATGCTTATGCCGTTGATCAGATGATGCTGTCGCTGCGAGAGCATCCTTTCAGCGCTGGTTTGGTGAATGGTGACTTGAAGGGCAAAGCAGAGCAAAGCTTTTTCTGCACTGACAAGGAGACGGGTCTTGAGCTGAAGGCTCGCCCTGACTTCATCCTTGATGACTGCTCGTTGATCCTTGACCTCAAGACAACAGTCGACGCATCACCCAAGGGGTTCCAGCGCAGCGTTGCTAACTATCGGTACTTCGTACAGGCATCTCACTATTTAGATGTCGTCGAGGGTGCTACTGGCACCAGACCGCAAGCGTTTTTGTTTGTGGCTGTTGAGAAAACTCGTCCTTTCTCAACTGCGGTGTACATGGCCGATCAAGCCATGATCGATCTTGGCAAGCAGCAAGCTCGCGAAGATCTGAACAACATCGCGCAGTGGATCGCCGACAACAAGTTCCCTAGTTATTCCGAGCGGGTGGAGGAGATCTCCTTGCCTAAGTGGATGCTGCCTAAGGAAGACGGCAGTCCTGCTGATCATCAACCTATTGAGTTGTACTGACTGCTGGGCAACCAAAAGGTGTAAGTCCCAGATTGTTTTTCTACCTGTTAGTTATGTCCCGCCAACCTGGCACCAAAAACAAAACCCGCATCGAAATGGCTCTGTCGCCCTGGTACGGCGAGAAGCTCAAAGAACTTCGCGTCGACTCTGGCTTTGAGTCGGATCAAGCTTTTGCTGCCTGGCTTCTGCGCAACACTGTGCAGATCCTTTGCGGTCAGCGTGAGCCAACTAATCAAAAGCTTGGTGATCTGCGACTGCGAATGGAGCAAGCTCTTCCTGCCCCCGGAGGTGACTCATGAGTGATCAATCTGCGATAACCACTACTTCAAGCAAGTCGGTTTACAGCAGCATCCAGTCATTTGAGTCGGCGCAGCGCATTGCTGCGTCGTTGGCTGACAGTGCCTTGGTTCCAAATGCTTATCGGGGCCAGCAAGGTTTGCCGAATTGCATCGTGGCGATCGAGATCGCAAACCGGATGGGCATGTCGCCTTTTCAGGTGATGCAGAACCTGAATGTGATTCATGGTCGCCCTAGCTGGAGCAGCCAGTTCATCATTGGCTTGATTCAAGGCTGTGGTCGGTTTGAGGGCTTTAGCTACGACGAGACACCAGATGGCTGTCAATGCGTTGCCCGCCTTAAATCGACTGGTGAGCTGGTTGACGGTCCAAGAATCACCTTGGACATGGCAAAGAAGGAAGGCTGGACTAAAAACTCGAAGTGGAGCACTATGCCACAGACGATGCTGCGTTATCGCGCTGCCTCAGCCTTTGGCCGCTTTCACATCCCTGACTTAATCCTTGGCATTCAATCTGTCGAGGAAAACGAGGTCATTGAGGCTGAGGTTTCAATTGAGTCTGAGCCTGCGGACAGCAAGCTGGACAAGGTTGCCAATTTGTTAGCGCCTAAAACCGAGCCTGAGCCAGTCCCCGAACCTAAGCCTGTTTCTGATGTCATTGAACCCGACGATTTTTTTGACTGACGAGCAGCTAGCAGAGCGCTGGCAATGTCATCGTCAGACGTTGATCAGGTGGCGAACAAAGGGCTCTGGCCCCAAGTTCGTCAAGATCAACAATCAAATCCGCTACAAGCTCTCAGACGTGGAAGCGTTTGAAGAGGCCAACACTGTCACTCCGGAGTAATTCATGGAATTCAAATTCAACTCCAACATCTTCAAGAACAGTCCTGAAGATCAGCAGAAGATCTATGGGGACAAGTACGACCCCAACAAGAACTACCCAGTTTTCACTGGAACTGTCAGTATCCCCAAGGGTCAAGTCACTGAGTTTGTCGAGTACCTGCACTGGGCACTCCGCACTGAGCTGAAAACCGACAGCTATTTGGATGATGAGGTCATTCCTGTCAAGATTTCTGGTTGGCAGAAGGAGTCCAAGAACGGCAAGAAGTTTTTGAGCCTGGCCTATGCGCCTGACTACAAGACTCTGACTGCAGCTCGCGAGGCTAAGGAAGCTGAGCAGTTAGCGACAGAAGCAGTAACCGCTCAAGATGCCGCAGCTAGCCTTGCGAAGAGCACAGGCGGTGCTGTTGTGCAGACCCAGCAAGAAGACATCTTCTAATGGACATTCCGAACTCTCCGCTGCAGATGCAGCGTCAGTGGATTTTCCAGAAGCTGGATGAACTGCCGGAGGGTTCGTCTGTCACGATCCCGGTTGAACAGTATCGCGACATGGTCATGCGGCAGCTGCAGCTAAGTGATCTTGTCGCGCGTCAACAAAAGCTTTTAGAAGAACATGTCCCGGACTATTGAACAGATCGGCCTCACCATGCTGCGTTGGGGCAGCAAGCGCCCTGTGCTGCTGCAGCGCCCACCTAGTTGGACTGTGCAGTACTTGCGTCCCTTGCCAGCTGACAAGCCACCAATCAACGTTGCACCCATTGGCCTTGCTGGTATCTGGCTGATGCGTCGTGCTAACCCGCTGTCCTATGTCAACTCAAATGGAAGTGCCATCAAGGTGACTTTGCCTTAGAATCACCGCTTACAGTCGTTATCAATGGGATTACCGTTTTTCAACAGCAGTTATCTTAATCGAACAGTCTATTTGTCCGAGATAGATGATATGTCCAGCAGAGATGTTTCATCTCTACGAGCAGAGCTAAAGGTAGCAGTTTCTTCGATGCAAGAAAAGATGCATGAAGAAAGAGATGTCGCTGAAAGTGACTGGCTCTATGGCATTAGCCTGAAGATTAAGATCTGCGAGCAGTTTCTCGAACGAATCGACGAGCTTGCAAGTCTTGACAGCTCAAAGCTCAATCACTACCACCTCTTGTATTTACGACAAGAGATTTCAAATGAGCTGGGTCCACTCAAGGCCCAGCAATTATTTGACAAGTCTCGCGTCGGTGCGGTGGCTCAACTTCGTAAGGAATCTGTTTCGTGACGACTTTTCAGTGGAACGACAACCACGCTCAGGCACAGCATGGCGATGGCATCAGCCATCCCAGAAAAGGCGCCAAGACAAAGCCATTCAAGTTGCTGGTTCGCAACGGGCAGGTTGCACCAATGATTTGGCGCACCTCTGCTGAGAACAAGACAGCCGCGATCAAATACGGCAAGGCTCGTTGGCCTGAGGCTGCGATCGAAGTAATCAAGTGATTACTTCTTGCCGCCTTTCTTGCTGCCGCTTTTCTTGGTGCCTTTCTTTTTGTCGTCGTAGTGGTAGGGCATGACCAAAGGTGTGTCTCGCATTGACCTTAGCGCTGGTGTAGCGCTGGAGGATGCTCTTGATCTCTTGTATCGAGGCAAAGCAAATGCAGCGAAACTGGCTGCGGCTGCTGGTGTGTCTAAAACCGACTTGCAGCGGGTCTTCGCCGACTACGTTTCATCACGCGGCCTAGAGCCTGACGCTTGGCAAAAAGATGATGAGGTTTCCTGGCCCTACATCACCTAGGCCACAAAATTGGTTGCGGACTAAGGCCGACTCACGCATCCGCACCTCTCACACCTGATCCGCTGCAGGTCACTTGTCCTTCGCCCGTTTCAGGGTGAAGAACCCAAATGATAGCCATGCGTCAACCAAATTCAGTTGGAGTTCACCTCGTGACACTTGGAATTATGCCTTTGTTTAAGCCTTGGTTTTTTGATGGTTCAGTTGTGTACTGGGGTGAACCATGTCAGACCCATAGCGCAGCACTTGAAGCGGCTGAGATACTTAGGGCGATATACCAGTAATTTATGGCCTCCTTGCGTTATCACGCTGGACGAATGGTCCTTAGCGAGGATGACGATGGATGGCGCGTCAAAATAAAAACCAAGACCGGCAAAGTCTCATACAGCTTGTCGGCCACTGAGCTTGAGCAGGCTGTGCTTGAGGCAGAGCAGTTGTATGCAGATGCGCGTTGCATGAACAGTTCTCAGCCACGTTGCATGAACTGCATACACTGGGAAATAGTAAAAGCCAACTGCAATGTTGGCTGTCCTGAAGGGAGGATGACTGGTGGAACCTTCGCCAAAGACTGCGCCTACTTCTGGCAACATCCCGACTGATGCGATGGATTATGGCGATGGGTTTTACATCACACAGGGTGTTGAACCCATTGGTGAGCCGCGATACTGCAGTTGCGGCCCTGATGGTCAAAAGCAGTTTTCTAATGACCTTTGGCAGGCTGACATCTACATCCAGCACATGAAACATGCCAAAGCCAACGATTGAGCGCGTTAGTAAGGATGGTTGCTGGGTATGGCTAGTTCAATATGGCGGCATGGTCCGCCACTTCCCTGACTCAAAAGACTGGGCGGCAAAACAGTTCTTTGAGGTGGTGAGCCTTGCTTACAGCCCCATGGCTGCGTCTGAGGCATCAAGCTCTGCGATGTGACTTACGGCTTGCTGTAGCAGCTTGGCCTGATGCCAGTTAGTGCGAACCAGCGACACGCATAAAGTCCGCAACGCATCATCGTCATTGCAACTCTGAACGTCGCGGACGTTTTTCTCTAACTCGAGTTCCTCCTCAAGGCTTTGGTCGATGACCATCCAGTCAGCCCAGCCCATAGCCTTGAAGATTCTTCTCAATTCATGCCACAGACGGCATAACTGTCAAGTGGTTGTTGTAATGGCCTGTCTCTGCGTACGAGTGCATGGGAGTGTTTGACATGACATGGAAGACCATCTGACCAATCTTCAAGCCAGGCCAAAGCGGCAAAGCATGATGCAGTCGCTCGTTCTTCAATTCGAGCGTCAGCTTGCTTCCGTGCCATCCTGGGTCGCACCAGCCAGCAAGCATGTGACCATAAAAATCGCGAGCACGGCTTGACTTGAGTACAAATTGACAGCTGATGTCGTTGGGCAAGTTAAACAGCTCAAGTGTTTCAGCCAAGCAAATTTCGCCGGGCTGAAGCATGAACGGCTCATCTTCTGTCCTGTCTGAGATGTCGATACGAATCAGCTCAGGGTTGTAGATGCTCTCGACCATCAAGTGATCGCCTAAGCGCACGTCCAGGCTGGCTGGGTTGAGCAGGTCCGGATCAAATGGGACGACCATTTGGCTTTTGTTGGCCCTGGCCTTGATCTCCCAATCACACAGAACCGCCATACGAGCAACGCAAAAATCAATGCTAGTTGGAACTCACTCGCTCACCAAGATGACCCAGCCAGTCTTTGGGCCATCAGCTTGCCAGCGCTGATAGAAAGCAGCCTGTCTGACACGGACATTGCGTCCTAGGTGTGGATTGCTGTGGCCACCCTTTTCCATTTCGGGATAGCCGCGTGGATCTTGCATAATCCACTCTGGATCGCTGCTGTTCTTGCCTGCGTAACCGCTGATGACGCTCCAATGACCGCAGCCAAGTGCATTGCACATTGGTGGCTCGCCACGAAGCATGTTGCCTCCATGCAACCAGCCAACCATTACTGGTCTGCCATGCTCGACTTCATGCTCAACCAAGTCAGCATCACCGTTTTCCACAAATCGAGCGTTCAAGCCCAAACTGCGCAGCGCTGCCAACTGCGCTTCTACTGACGTGGTGTCTCCGTACTTGGCGCGGATCTCGTTGTACTCATCATCTGTTTGAACTTTCTTGTAATAGGCAGCCACCATGGCTGCGGCTGAACTAAAGCACTCTCTGTAGCCAGTTCCGGTCTTGTTATCCCACTGCCGGAAGTAGGGCATGTAGATCTGCTGGTCATATCCACTTTCCTTCCAGGCTTGAAACCAGTCTGCGTCTTCCTCCAGTAATCCCTTTGGCACTGACTCCTCAAGCTCCTTAATCGCAGCCAACTGGTGGGGCGTACCACGGAAAAACTGGAAGAACGGCAGCAGAGCAAAGGCCATGCCCATAAACAGCAAGGTCAGTTGGATGATGCCAGTAGTCACCTACTTTTCAACTCTTGTGTCAGGCAGCAGCAACTCCTTCACATGCTTGACAGCCAAATCGTCCAAGTCGTTGTCAGTCCTTGAGACGATCTTCTCCAGCATTGCCACAATCAGCTCTTTAAAAGCTCTTGATTTCCACATGGTCATCAAGATTGGCTTGAGGACTAAAAGCATGGTTTTGCCTTAAATGCCACCTTTACGTTAATGCCTATCGCTATGACCTTCCAGTCGTGCCACTGAACGCTCTAATTCATTGAGCCTCGCAAACACTTCCATGTCTTTGGTTTTGATGTCGTTATGGAGGATGTCCAAGCGACCAGACAGGTTGTCGACTGCAGCTGTTAGTCGAATCAGCGAGTCTTGGCCATTTCGAGCCTGACGATTGATACCTGAAACTCCGACACCAGCAACTGTGATTGACGCGCCTGCAACGGCAGCCCAGACTTCAACCATGACCCGCCTCTAACACTCGCTCAATCATGGCAGAGACTAAGGAGACAAAGTCTGAGGAGCAGGAAGACCACAGCAATGGGTGGCTCGGTGACTTTGTTCGGCTGACCATCATGGTTTGGGCTATGGGCGTGATTACCGCTAATTACCTGGGCATTTTCAAGCAGTCGATCGATGTGACTTTCAGCGCATCGTTGCTTAGTTCGACAGCAGCCAGCTATGGCCTTTCTGTGGGCCGTAACGGCCAGAAGAAGAAAGAAGAGAAGAGCGTTATCGTTGATAACAAAGATTCCAAAACCGGCATCAAATGACCCGCGCATTTTTGGTATTGGGGATCACATTGGCGGCTGCTTTGCCTGCTCATGCTGATTTAACGCACAAAATCCAAAGCTCAGTGCAATTGGAGGTTGGCGGTGCTTCTACTCGCGCTATTCGCGTCGGCAATGCTTACTCAATCAGTGGCACTGGTGTCGATACCAGCGTGACTGCAGGTGGCTCAACCACTAGCGATGCACTTGGCGGTCTTGGCAGTGCTACTAATGGCGTCAATGCCATCACCATTCCAGACGCAACGCAGAAGACTGCTGGCAATGCTTTCAGTTTTGCAACCAGTTATACCCAGGGTGACGCTGTTCCAACTTCAGCCCCAACTGTTGGCGCTGTGCCCGCCTTCGGCGATGTCACTTCAACTGCATCTGGAACGGCAGGTGATCTTGCTGGCACGATTACAACTGCAGGTGCTGTGACCGTGACCGCTGGTGGAGCTAACACCAGTGCAATCGGACAGGTGATTAGCGAGCTAACTACGCGGTGAAACGGCTGATTCTTCTGTTGCTGCTGCCTTCACCAGCAGCCGCAGTGCCGGTGGTGCCTAACTTCAGCCAAGGCGTAGTTTCGTCTCACACTGAGTCCAAAACAATAGTCAAGGAATCAATTGTTTCCGAGTCTTATCGCACCGGCTTTGAGTACACAGTTAGCGGCACAGGCGTCGAGCCAACTAGTGGAGTTGTAAGCCCGTCAGCTGGAACCAATACCCTTAACTTCTCAAGCCGCACCAGCTGGAAACAGACTGTCCCAGGTGCAGCGTTTCAGTTTGCTGAGACATTCCAAGGCCCAGGACTGATTGAAAAGGTCATAATTGACCGCGAGACTATTACCGAAACCGTTATCGACTCCACCAGTACCTTTAGCCAATGAGAGCAACAGCGTCTGCTCTGCTGCTTAGCTTTATCTACACCGCTCCTGCAGCAGCACAAGTCAGTGCAACCGCAAGCCCTGTCTCAAACAGCAGTGGCTCAGTCGTTAACCAGGCCGTGCAAATCACGCCTGGCCAATACATGAAGTATTCAGTCGGCAGTGGCATCCAGTGCGATGGAGCCACGCTCAACATCTCTCCTTTTGCGTCGACTACGCACTCTTTTGGCAATCCAAACAATCAGTATTATCAAGAGCCGGTTTACGACAACAGCGACAACTTTGGCCTAATTGACCCTGAAACAGGGCTTGATGGGCCAGATGGCATCCCTGATAACCCTGGCACTGTCCTCTACTACAAACCTCAGAGGACAGGCTACCGCCAGAACTTCAGCCATAACTTCGGCATCACAGCAACGTTCTCAGTCCCACTTGATTGGGGTCCAATCAATCTCTGCAAAGACGCTCAGCGAAAGCAAGTCGCGCTTTACGAACAAGCTTTAGCCGACAAGCGGCTTAACTACGAGATGGGTCGGCTCAAGGCTTGTGCTGAAGCCTTGCGTGAGGGCTATGGCTTCAAGCAAGACTCGCCGTTTTTCCCAATCTGTGCTGATGTGGTCCTTAAGCCCAAGGCGATACAAGATCACACCCACAAAATTATTTACCCAAAGCCCGCCTCAGATCGCGAATGGCTTGATTTCGGTGACGCTGAATCACCCGCCGCTGCTGTAAAGATTCCGGTTTTACCTTACGGCCAAGCTTCTGATTGACCTTTTTGACTACTTTCTTAGTCAAAGGCTTAGCCAGCTTCTGAAGCACTGATGCAATGGGTTTGGCGAAGATCGCCACAGTCGTTGCGAATGCAGCAGTCAGCGCAACCGATGTTGTCGGACCTGCATCAGGCACATAGTTGTTGATGACCTGCCCAATCGGCACAGGATCCCAGAGCTTTACGCACTTGCCATCCTGCAGCTCATAACCAGCAAGAACCTTTGTCCCTAATTTGTTCAACGATCCGATTTCTTTCGCGCCAAAAGGCGGACAAGGTGCTTTAGGTGGCAAATCTGGGATGTCGGGTGCAGCACCCGGCAGCGTGGGTTGAGGCACAGAGGTCGGACTTGAGATACCCGGCCTCTTTATTTCGGGTTGTGGTGGCTGCACCCAAGTGAAGTCTCTTGGCCTGTAATCCGGTGCTTCATAAACAGGCACTGCTCCAGTGCATAGCGTCACGTTGCCGCGTGGATCTTCCTCAAACGTTTCCGTTCCATTGCCAACAGCAATCCTTGCCCGCACGCAACCAGGCATATCAATAACTGGAAACCGCGTAGCCGTAACCGGAGGTGCCGCTGGTAAAACAGGTGGTGGAATCGGCCTACCAACAGAGATCATTGGAACGCTGATTGCATTTACCCCGATCTCAGGAATCTCTGGCATGAAATCAGAACGGTTTACAGCAGGTCAGCTCTGGATTGAACGCAACCGCAGACGTGAAGGGCCGCCTGTTGTTTACACCGTATTGTGCGGCAAATCTGCCAGACCGTTTACCGATCCAAAAGCAATCCTCAAGTGGGTCAAATGGCCAAAGGGCACACCAACCGGTGACGCTTTACGTGAGTGGCTTGCGTCGTTTGAGCAGAAACCTCAGACTCCCGCGCCAGAACTTGATATGGCAAAAATCAAGGCTGAAGGCTTCGGGCCTGAAGCTCATGACGACGATCCAACCGCTAATACCAAGATGGTTACCTGATTTTTCCTGTGCTATAAATGCCATACGCAAGCCGACCACCGCTACGTCCGGAGTCCGTTACTGCGTACGCTAGACCTAGTTCCCAAGCTGTTAGATCAGCCTCTGTTCTGCTAGAGCGTCGGCACTTGAGAACCCCGTCCTAGGCGGGGTTTTCTTGTGTTAGGCACTTAGCTTGGCAATAGCACGACTCAAGTACCAAGCAGCTTTCTGCAGGTCTTGGATGGCATCTTCTTTATGCCAAGCCCGCAGCAAGTACTTGAGCGTCTGCCCCACCAAATAACCAGCGACTGGCTCAGGGGCACCAGCAACTACGTCTTCGATGATCTCGATCGCCTCTACCCGACCCTTGGTGTAGTGAGAGGGAGAGTTGACCTGATCACTCATGGAAGCTTGAACGGCACAGCCGGCCCAGTGCTAGTCGGCAACTCTGGCATCGACTGATCAATCTGCGTTGGAATCATCTCAGTCACATTGCCAGTGATGTTGCCGATCATGTCGGCGGTGTAGTTCTCAATGATTTCAGGGATACGGACAAATGCAACTGCTGATGCCGCAACTAAACCGCCTGACATCACAAAGGATGCCACAGCCATCGCGTTGAATAGTTTTTGCACTTGCAAGAGAGCTAAGTACTCTCCAACATGTTACGTCGCTCGTAAATACGCTTCAGCGCAAGGCATTCATTAGCGCGTTGGTGTTGACCAAACTGTTCAAACACCATCGCCCTTGCGTTCTCATATCTAATCGCAGTGGGCAAATGCTCTGTTGGGACGCGAGATCCCATTGGGGAAAACTTGTTGCCGTTGAGTTTGACGCTCATGGCGAGATAGCTAAAGAAAAACCCCCTCCTGCTGTGTGAGAACCAGGAAGGGGAGCAGCTCTGCAGTTAAAAGGTAGCTCAGAAGCTGTATTTGGCACCCAGCTTGGTGCCAATCGAAAGCTCATCGCCAGTGATGCCGCTCAGCTCTCCGTAAACAGAGACCTTTTCGGACGCTTGGATTGAACCGCCGAACTTGCCAGCAAACTCAACCTCGTTTTCGGCACCGTTAGGCATCACAATCGCAGGACCACCCTGGATGTAATAGCTGTAGGCACCTGAGGCTCCTTCAAATCCAACATCGAGCGTTAGCGTGCCGCCCAGATAGTCGTCGCCATAGGAACCACCGTTGAACTCAGGGTTCACGTAAACGTCTGCGAGCGCAGGAGATGCCAGCGCAGCTGCTGAAACGGCGACACCACTCGCAATGAGAGTTTTGAGCATGGGAAAGAGAATTAACGTTTTCCCTGGCCACGATACTTCTTTCTTCCGTGGGACGGTTTTGAATGTGATCCATTCCCTTGTCGTGTCTTTTTTGGCTTGCTGGGAACGAAACTGTGTCCGCTAAGTGATTTAGCCATTAGATACCGTCAGTTGACTCCAAATTTTGATACTTAAGAGCTAAGCCAGTAAACAACCCATACTGCGGATGGCTGATCTGGTCACGGCCATCCAAGAAATACAATTCTTCCAGCCACAAGACTCTTGCCGCCATGGCCTGTGTGTCCTCTGCACCAGGCTTTGAAGCGATCATCGGATCAGGTCGTTTCATCAGCTCATGTTGGCGGATAGTATCGCTGAAATCCTAGAGCTGCTTTCCACAAAGTAAGCAAGCAAGTCAACAGCTGATGCAGTGGTTGTAAGCGTGGGTGCAGTGCCGCCCGGAAACTTCCAATAGCTTCCAAAACTCAGTGTGCGACTGCCTGTGCTGTCCTGCAAAACCAAGATCACGCCTGACTGTCCAGCCGTCAGATTGGTGGGATTTGCAAGCGTGCGATTGCCGCCCAATGTCAGGGTGAAGTTGTTCCCCAAGCTGAAGTCTGGGGTGACTGTTGCCCCGTCTGTCAGCGTGACGATTGATCCGCGCTGTGCCTTGGTGAAGCTCTGCGCAGCGTCAGTAACAGCATTTGCGGCAGGGTTGATTTCAACCATGCTGCCGGCTGTGTTTTTGACGTACAACCGACCGTTAGTTGCGTCCCAAGCCGGTTCTCCAACGGCAAAGCTGCCAGCTGACGGCGCAGAAGTTCCGCGCTTGAGCTGAATTTGAACTGCCATCAGAACGTACCAGCGTCGATAGTCACACCATCAATGGTCCCGCCGGTAATCGCAACGCTGTTTGCTGCCTGAGTTCCCATCGTGCCAATGCCAATGGTGCTTCTCGCTGCTGCTGCATCTGCATCGTCAACCAAGCTGCGTCCAAAGCTGGTGAAGGTTGCGAGTGCTGCTGCGCCAGAGCCGGTGTAGTAAGCCAACCGATCAGCAGCTGAGCTAAGGCCAGAAATCGCTGCCAAATCAGCGTTGTAAGCCTGCACGTCAGCGCCAATCTCAAGGCCAAGCGCTGCACGAGCTGCAGAAGCAGTGGTTGAGCCAGTGCCGCCAGCGCTCACTGCAATGGCAGTGCCATTCCAAGTGCCGGAACTGATAGTGCCGACAGAAGTCAGCGATGAAGCAGTAACTCCTGAGCCAAGCGTGGTGGCATTAAGGACTGAGGTTCCAGCAATCTTGAACTCCATGCTGGAGGCAAGATCAATGTGCTCACTGAAAGTCCAGCTGTTTGTGCTGTTGACCCAGTTGATGGTCTTGTCAGTTGCACCCTTCAGAGTGATGCCGCCGCCATCAGCAGTGGTGTCGGTGGGTGTAGAAACAGAACCAAGCTCAAGGTTCTTGTCGTCAACCGTGACGGTGCTTGAGTTAACGGTGGTAGTTGTGCCTGAAACAGTCAGATTGCCGCCAACAGTGACATTTCCTGTTGTCGTCAGCGCAGCGATGGTCGCTGCACTCAGATCAACAGTGCCAGTAAATGTTTTGTTGCCGCTGATTGTCTGAGTTCCAGTCAGCGTCGTGAAAGCACCAGATCCAGCAATTGCAGGAGTGGTGGTTGCTGATCCACCAGCACCACCTGTGCCTTTGCCGTAATAAAGGATGTCGTCTACTTCGTTGTAGGCAAGCTCAGCATTCTCCAGCGACGTGGGAGCACCAGCATTGCCAGAGGCCCGACGCTTGATCCGAATCGTGTTGGCCATTGTTAGAAGTTGCCTCCATCGGTCAGCGTTTCAGTCGTGTGGACTGTGTCTGCCTTGAATGAGTTTGAGGATGCGTCGTAATACACAACGCTTTTATCCACTTTAGCGGCGGAGTTCAGTACGAATCCGACACCAGCTGGACCTGCAGGGCCAGAAGTCGTTGCTGTAACAGTGCTTGTCGCTGGAGCCTCAACAACTGTTGTCGAACCACCTGCGGTAACGGTGACCGTATTTGTGGTCGTGTTAGTAGTGACCGTCGTCATGCGCTGTAGCCCTCGCTAACGGTGATTACACCCTGAAGGTAATACTGCTTTGTGCCAGCGTTGTCCTCTAGGCGAACGTCGTAGTAGAGGGTGTCAGGGAAAGTTGCGGTCTGATCGTCAGTCAACGAGATCGTGATTTGACCGTTAGTGCGGTTGGTGTAGGCAACAGCGAAGTCAGCGTATTTTTTGACTCGACCTGCATTCCAGGCTTGAGCCAATGCCGTGTAACCAGACAAGTCAATGGCTGAGTCTGTGCTGTCCTTGAACTGCAAAAGCAGGCTGTAGTCAGCCCGCCTTTGCAATGTGAAGTTGTGGGTGCCTGGTTGGACTGACATGCCGCGACTCCTTACTCAGAGGTGTTGTCAGGGTCAGCAGTCCACGCGTTGTAGCTGCCACCTTCAATGTATTGCTGCAAGGCTTCAACCCGGCCGAAGTCTGCGTGAGGAGAAGTGTCGCCAACATCAGCAGTTGCCTCAATTGCGGTGACCATCGTTCCGCACTCAGTGCGGATGGTTTGACGCCATGTCTTCCAATCAGCGTTCATCGTGGTGCCACGCTCTTTGGCTTTGACAACACGCCAATCAGAAG